GGACGGGACACGTGTCAATTTGTGCTGGGCTGCCTTTGGCGGAATTTCCGAGCATGTCGAGCTTGGAAAGTGGAAGGCGTCGGCCGGCGGATGGTGCAACACCTATGGCAAGCCGTTTCACGGCGATCCCGATTTCTTTGGGAACTATATACTTGACTCCCTCGCCAGAAAACGCTAGATTTTGGTGACGAAAGGGAGTTTCTGTCATGAGTAAGTCCACCATTTCTACGTTCGAACTGTTCAAGATGTTTCCGGATCAGGACGCCGCTCGCACGTATCTTGAGGGGCGGCTTTGGCCGGAAGGGCCGAAATGCCCGGTGTGCGGTTTGGGCGAGCGGATCACGGCGCGGGCTGGCGGTTACTACCGCTGCAACCAATGCAAGGAAGACTTTACGGTGCGCACTGGGACGATATTCGAGCGAAGCCACGTTCCCCTACATAAGTGGGTTTACGCGATGTACCTGCTTATGACGGCACGCAAGGGCATCTCTAGCCTGCAACTCGCAAAGCAAATCGGCATCACGCAAAAGTCGGCTTGGTTCGTCCTGCATCGCCTTCGCGAAGCTTGCGGCGGAAACCTTGAGAAGCTGCAAGGAATTGTCGAGATCGACGAAACCTATGTCGGCGGGATAGAAGGTAACAAGCACGAACAGAAGAAACTGAAAGCCGGTCGCGGGGCAGTCGGCAAAACCGCCGTTCTCGGATTGCGCGAACGTGGTGGCCGTACCCGCGCCAAGGTCATCAAGGCTACGGACGCCGGAACCATAACGGACGTAATTGTTCAAAACGTCGAAGTCGGCTCTACGCTGCACACCGATGAGGCTGCGGTCTATGGCAATATCGGTGGCCTGTTTTACAGGCACGACACAGTCAACCACAGCGCAGGCGAGTACGTCCGCGATGACGTTACCACGAACAGCATTGAGAGCGTTTTTGCCGTTCTCAAGCGCGGGCTGATCGGCATCTATCACCACGCCAGCCCCAAGCATCTGCCCCGCTACGTCGATGAGTTTTCGTTCCGGTTGAACGAAGGCAACGTGAAACACCATACCATGACGCGCCTTGATAGCTTCGTTAAGGGAACGGCTGGCAAGCGCCTGACCTATAAAGGATTGATCCAATGACTGCGAAGGTCTCCGAACTTGCCGCTCCAGCAATCAAGCCGCTAGTGTGGCGTGATCATCGACCAGATTCATTTCCAGAGCCAGCTTGGAGCGCGCAAACGCCCTTCGGCTTTTACAATATTGAAGAAGTATCGGCCAGTGATAGCCCCGCCTACGTGGTGCGCCTGCATGCCCATCATTTTATCGCAGATAAGGACAGCCTCGAAGAAGCCAAAGCAGCAGCGCAGGCCGATTATGAGCAGCGTGTCGGGTCGGTCCTCCAAGAGGGGCGTGGCTTAGAGCCGAGAGGGTGTCCTACACCGGGCGCTTGCTCATGTCCGGCTGAGAGCGCCGCCGCCGAGCCTATTGCGTGGACGAACGAAACTCAGATTTCTTACCTTAAAACGCATCCCGGTGTGCCCATGGCCATGTGGGAAAAAAAGGGCGGCCACGCAGATATCGCACTTTATCGCGCTCCCCCATCAGTGCAGCCCCGCGTTCTGAGCCACAAGTGGCTAGATCATGAATGTAACGAACACGGCTGCCAATCCCTTGTTTGGAAGAAGCGGTATGAGAGCGCCGTGCAAGGTCGTCGAGATTTTCGTCAGGCCTTGGTAGACTGTCGAGCGAAGGTCCATCCAATGGACGAAGGCTTGCGACGCACTCAAGAAGTCATGGGGCGTCAATCAGCCGTTAAGGCGGTTATCGAAGAACTTATGGACCGTCGCTTGCTTAATGATGTTGACGCCGATCTGCATCAGGAAATTGCAGTTGCTGTTATCAACGCTGTACGGCTACCGTCATGAAAAAGCCTAAGCCGCCGAAGTCCCTCGACGCGATAACGGACCTGGTTCTGGCCTATCGCCCCAAGCCCAAATCGAAGCCTGCAAAGAAGCGCAAGCGCCGCGCAACCAAGGTGGGGAAAGAAAATGAGGCATAGCCGTGGAAAAGGGATTCAAGTATATAGTTCCCCATTTTAAGTCCCTTGCGTCTACCAGTTCCGCCACGTCCGCGCGCTTTCTTTTCAAATACTTAGCGGCTAATTGCAACAGGTTCGGTGCAAAACATCCCTCGTGTTTTGCAATTTGGGTTCGCGAAGCGTTCTGATGTAGGCTCCTGCCATGCCCGCCGATCCCCTCGCCAAAATCCTCGACGAGAACCGGATCGGCTACGTTGCGGAGCACGGATCACGCGACCGCCCCGTCAAGAAAAGGAAAGCCAAATGGCAATCCTGCCGTTCCTGCGACGACACACCCTCTCCCGTTACGCCGACGACAAAGCGGTCCAAGACTTCGCGCGGGTCGCAGAACGCGCCGGGCTAATGGAGAGCCAGCGGCTTGATCAGGCCGCGGCGATCATCGGCAAGGACGACGTGACCGGCGATGACGTGGAGCGGCTGGGGAAGCTGCTGGGCGAGCCATGAAAAAAGCCCGCCCGGCGCGGAGCCGAGCGGGCCAAGTCTAGGGAGGTGCAGGCGTGACCCGGCCTGCGCGGGATCTACCGAGCGTTCATCGCGACCAGAATAATGGGGTATCCGGTTTTAGGTGTTGACATGGGCTCTCCCGTCACCTATACTGACTGCGGAATCTGATGTTGAAAGCAGGAGAGACAGATGAGATACCAGATCAGCATTCAGGGCGGCGGACGCTATGCCGTGATCGACACCCGCACCGGGCAGACCCGTTACAGCGGCTCGCTCGACGGCGCACGGCAGGCTCAAGCTCAACTCAGCAGGTAGTCCCATGGATGCGTACAAAGGTTTGCCGCATATGAAGCTGGCACAGCAGGTTCTGACGGCATACGACGCTAGCGTCAGGCACATTCCTGACAGCGACCTTGATGACGAACAGCCAATCTCGCTGAACGTCAGGACGACCCTTGGAGACATTCGCCGCATTAGGTCGTTTCTGGCTACGCTAGCACGCGGCGAGAAGCTGATTGCCGCCGACCTGAAAGCCCGCGACGAGTATGACGCCAGCTTGTAAAGGAACCCCGCTATGCAGGTAACGCCAGAAATGCAATCCGAACAGACTAAGCGCATTGAGTCAGCCCTTGGTCATATCGCCAATCAGGTCGATGAACTACTGGCCCTAGCGCGCCAGTACCGCGATGACATGCGACATCCGCCCGCGCCTGACAGTCGCCAGCGCCGTATTGAATGGATTGATCGAGTGATCGGAAAGGATCATCCGTGAAGATACCCGCTGCGCAGTACGCCAATTGGGCAGAGCGAATGCTACGGGGCGAGCATCTTGAGGAAGAGATGCAGAACGCTGGCGTCCTCCCGAACGCGAACTCCCCACCGCCCGCTACGAATGCCACCCTGCACATCCTTGTCGCTGAGCCGGGGTACGGCACTCCAGACCGAGAGTTCGTCATGGCGTGCGGCGTCCGGTGGAAAGCTCGTGAGTCAACTGGCGAGCACAAATATTTCTTCGACGGCGAACCGCACTTCTTCAAGCATGTGAATTGCGACGGTTGCCGTCGTGCCTTCGGGCTCAACGCTAAATGAACCACGCCCTCATGCTCCACGGCTGGGACGTTACTGGCGTCAGAGTCGTCGGCAACGTCCAGCAGGCGACGGCCAGTTATCAAGGCTTGCTTGACACCTGCCCGAAGTGCGGCGCGGTTGGACGCCTGTACCGGCATGGGACCAAGACCGTCGAATACCGGGACGCCCCGGCCTTCGGAAAGCAATTCGTCATCTGCTGCAAGGTGCAGCGCTTCCGGTGCCGGGAGTGCAATGAGACCTGCATGCAGCCGCTCCCCGACATGGACGAGCGGCGGCATATGACCAAGCGCTGTGTCGAGTACATCGGCCAACAGGGCATCCGGCGCACATTCGCCGACATTGCCAGGGACGTGGGCATTGACGAGAAGACCGTCCGCAACGTCTGCCAGGGGCATTTCAAGCGGCTCCTGAGCCAACGCAAGATCGAAGCGCCACTCATCCTCGGCATTGATGAGGTCAATCTGCTGCATCGGCGCCGCACGGTTTTCGTGGATATCGGCGGACGCCATTTCCTCGACATGATCGACGGCATGGACCGCCAGCGCACCGAACGGTGGCTTTACAAGCTGCCCAACCGCGAGCGGGTTAAGATCGTTGCCATTGACATGTGTTCGATCTACCGGAATGCAGCGGCGCTCCTGCTGCCCGGCGTCAAGATCGTCGTGGACAAATGGCACGTCCAGGACTTGGTGCTCAAAGCCCTTGACCGGACTCGCGCCAGAGCCATCAGGGCGGCTAACAGCGGCAAGTTGAAAAACCCGCACTACGGGGTGCGCCTCATCAAGACCAGCCGTCACAACCTCTCTGCGCGGCGGCAATTCATGCTCGACGGCATCTTGGTCAACAGCCCCATTCTCGACGCCGCATGGCACGCAAAGGAAGCGTTCTGGGATATCTGGGAGATTACCTCTCGAACCGAGGCCGAGAAGCGATACGACGCATGGGCCAAGAGCATACCGGCTATCATTGAGCCAGAATTCGGCGCAGTCACGAAGACGATTGCCAACTGGCGCAAGGAGATATTCGCCTATTTCGATTATCCGGCCACTAACGCTTACACCGAGGCCCGGAACAGGTTCATCAAAGACCTCAACCGGGACGGGCGCGGGTATTCGTTTGAGCGCATCCGTGCCAAGGTTCTGCTGGCCGAAGCCTTTGAAGTCAAAACGTGCCCGTTCTGCAAAGGCGAATACCCAGCGAGCAGCTTTCGACCGGCTGTCGTGCGGCTTCCTGGCCGCGATGACATCGTTTTGGAAGGCATGGAGGATTGGTGCAGCAATTGCCATTTCACCATGCATCAAATGGAATGGGAGGTTCATAACGAAGAAACCGATCCGTATATCCCAGAGCCAAATTCCACATTGGTCGGGAAGTTTATTGAGAAGCGAATTACACGCTAGAAACCGGATACCCGAATAATGACGGCCACAAGCACCATGACCGTCCCGTAGATGCGGCAACGTTTGGTTGGCGTGCTTATCCATGCGGATTGACCACCACGAAGCCAGCGAGCGAGCGGACGTGCAGATGTGTCCGACCTCGCCCGCTGTTGGCGTCATAGGCGAGCACCCGTCCACCTCCGAGCACCTGCTTGATGACAAAGACATGCCCTCGCCGCGCCGCTACCATGCCCGGCGCCGGGGCTACGCGCGGGAAGCGCAGCCAGTTCACCGCCAGCCATAGAGAGCGGATCGGCCGGCCGAAGACCTCCACGGCGGCACCACAACCGCAGAAGGCTTTTTGAGGGCAGCCAATTGGGTGAGGCAAGATCGTCGCCCCCCGCTGCAAGAAGCTTCGCGCCGTCTCGGGCGGGTACATCGGCGCGCCGAACTCGACATTGCGGAAACGGTCGGCGCGGGTTGAACCTGTCAGCTTTCCTTGCAGGTTGGCGGCACACGGCCAGTCGACGTTGCACCGAGGATGCAGCCCCGCCGACCAGCCCGGCACCGAGAAGAACAGCGAGAACATAAACGCGCAGGCAAGCGCCAGCGCGCCGAGAAATACGGCTTTAATCATGAGTGGCCTTTCAGATGGTGGTGAGGATCAGTGCAGCCTGAACCAGGATGAAATCTTGATGAGCGTCTCGCCGAACATGACGATGCCGGACAGGACGCCGAGCAGGCCGATGATGACCCACTTCATGAATGTCCCGACCATGCGCACCGCATTCACAAGCCGGATGCCGTCTTCAAGCGTGTCGATTTCTTCGTCACGAAGATTGGTCAGAAACGCTTGTGTTTTAGGCGGTAGATCGTCGAGATTCATTTTGAGCCCCAGCCACAAAGCGCGGCGCCAGCCGCATTGTTTTCCTTGATCTGCGCGACAGTCTGCGGCGTGTCGTTTTTCGACCAATACACAGGCTTGAACGACTGGCAGGCCACAAGCGTTGCGCTAGTCCCGCCTGAACCCGTCGTCTGACAGGACGCTGTCAGGGTCGCGAGCAAGATCAGCCCGGACAAGCTCACGAGCCGCATTGGCCCGCGCAATGGCATCGTTTGCATCCTGTAGCCCCTTCGCGACGGCTGCGGCCGTCCCGGCGTCCATCCATTTCTTGCTGACCGCGTATTCCGCGATCAGCTTGACGATGGACAGCAGCGCCGAGACGAGGCCGACGATGGCGGAGGCTGACATTTCAGGTGCTGGTACGATTGCGGTCCCACACGAACCACCACGCCACCGAACCGATGGACAGCAGTCCGCCGATCAGCGTGGTAGAGGTCTCGGCCGTCAGGTAGCCCTTGCCGATCAGCACGCCGCCGGCCGCGTTGAGCAGGATGCGCAGCACCTGCTGGATGGAATCCCAGGTCATAGTCGTCTCCATGGATGTGAGGATTGCGCAGGAGGCCGCCTGCGCGCGGGATTGATCAGCCCTTAGCGAGCTTGAGCGCTTCGCCAATCTTCCCGGCGAACATCAGCCCTTCGGCCTTGCGGCGCCGGCCGAGGCCGGCCAGAACTTTGCCGCCTGCCCTATTCCACTTTGCGAGTTCGGCGGGCACGGCAGCCTTGTTGCCGGCATTGAGCTTGCGCCAGAGCGTCGCCGTCGCCGGCCCCCCCGTATTGAACGACCACGACACCAGCGCGTCGAACTCGTGCTGGGCGAGCGGCACCTTGGCGCGCTCCTGCACCCAGCGCTCGAACGTCACCATGTCGCCGGCCAGCGCGGCGTCGCATTGATCCTGCGACCAGACCGCATTGCCGTCGAACCGCGGCAGGTGATGGTTGGTGTGCCCCCAGCCGATGGTCAGCACCCCGGCACTATCCCGATAAGGCTTGAAGAAGCCGGGCCGGCTCTTGATCGCCGCCATGCAGTTTTCGAAGGCCTTGACCAGATCGAGGCCGTTTCCGCTCATGCGCATGGGTGCGGGCGGCGCTTCTGGCGCTGCGTTGGGCATTTCAGTTCTCCATAGGAAAGCGGGCCGCTGGGGGCGGTGTGGAACCGCTATTTTTGTGATACGGTGCCGCCGATCGCAACGCGGCAGCTCCACAATTTGAAGATCAGCTTTTGCCAATTGTCGATGAGCATGGCGCTCCCCCTTTCACAATGTGGAGCATGCAGCCGAACAGGCAGCGTCAACCGTTCAGGACGTCCGGCCAAACTGACTTTAGGTCATCCGGCGACGTCGCAGCTTCAATTGAGGGCAACTTCGTCACATCTCGGAGCGCTTGTTTCCGCGCGATGATGTTCTTCGTGGAAGTACCAGTTTCCATAGCACGCTGGAATTCAAGGTCTAACTTAGCGAGCTTTGGCGCTCTCGCCACACGCATATTGTCCTTCCAGATCGCACGGCAATGATCCATGTCGATTTCAATTCCGGTATAGCCGCTTCCTGCGCGCCAAGCACCACGAAAGGTCCGATCCTCTGGAATCTCCTCATCCGAAACCGCTCGCCATGAAACGGCGCTTTGACGCAGATCGTCGGGCCACTGCGCGATTTCTGCTTGGACAATGACGTCGAGTTGGTCGTGTGCCAAATGTTCCGCTTCGGCGGCATCGCCAAGCAGCGCCATCACTGAAACAGATCCATCGTTTCGCGCGACAATAATCTTCATCACTGATCTCCAAACGCAATGACGTGGTTTTTTGTCGGATCGGACAACCCAAAGGAGCTATCGTCAAAACAGATCACGCGCAACGATCCAGCGGCTTGCCCGCCATTTCGAATGCCGGGGTGACGAAATAGCGCCGACGTTGTGCCATTGGCCTCAACAGAATATGAGGCAGCATAGTTTGCCGACGAGAAGGCGGTCGTCCAATTGACAGTCCAATCGCCAGTGCCGTTGTCGGTGATAGACGAGACGCCAGCAGATGCATCAATCGTTGTCGCAACGCCCCACTTGACCCAAGCCTTGGCTGCGTAGGGGGACCATTTGAAATTGCCCGGCGTGGCCGCAACGCTCGTAGAAGATGCTGCCTCCATTTCCGACTGTGTTGCAGAAGTAACGCTAGCAGTCGGACTTGCCCAAGTCCCATCGCCCCGCCAAAAGGTCGAAGATGACGCGGAAGTTCCGGAGTTAAGATGTCCTACCGGGAGATCTCCGCTGACATCACTTCCAAGCCTCACCGTTAGCGTATTGCTGGCGCCATCAATTGTCTTGTTGGTAAGCGTCGTGGCAAGAGTGTCGAAGTACGCTTTGAGCGTCGCCTTCAGGTTGGCCCACGAGACCTTTTTCAGAACGTTGGAGGCCGCGCTGTCGACGAGCGGAAGCTCATCTGCGTCAACTGGTGTGGCCTTGCCGGTAGCTGCATGGGTGCCTGGTGCAATGACGGTTACGTCTGCCGAGCCGTCGAATGCCTGACCATCGATGCTACGCGCTGTAGTGAGCTTTGCAGCACTACCCGTCGTGTTCTGATTTAGTGTCGGGAAAACGTTGCCAGAGCCTGAGAGGTCTTTGTTAGTGAGCGCCTGCGCATCTGTCGTTCCGACGATGTCACCGGCTGGGGCGGCCTTCCCGTCCTTGAGCAGTTTGCCGGTTGTGCCATCAAACTGCGGGATATGTCCGTCTATCGCAGATGACGGGCCTACAACGTCGCCCGATCCGCTTGCGGTAGACGAAATGACAGGATTCGCGGGGTCCGTGTTGTCCACGTTGATGTTCGAGCCCGCTACAACAGATTGAATGACTCCGTCGTCTCCTTGGTCTCCCTTATCTCCTTTATCACCTTTAAGGCCTTGAGGTCCGGTGTCGCCGGTATCGCCCTTGTCGCCCTTCAAACCTTGCGGGCCTTGATCGCCAGTGTCGCCCTTGTCGCCTTTTGGCAAAGTTAGATTGAGCGTTTGGTTCGGAGCGGCGCCCGTGATCGTTGCACCAGCCGAAGTGCCATCTTCGACAGTACCAATCGAAAGCGTATTTGCCGGTCCGGTCGCCCCAACCGCGCCGGTATCGCCGCGAGGGATCGTGAACTTGAGCTTTGCATTACCAGGCGTTCCGACATTCTCGACATCGGCAGCCGTCCCGGGGTCACCAGTGGTGACGGAGTCAATCGCAACCTGTGCGGGGATTTGAAGCATCGCCTGCACCTGAACGACAGGTTTAGGCAGCAGCTTTATCTTCAGGCTTGGAGGCGTCGTTAACAACGCGATCCGAACGACAGGTGCACTCATATGCGGGCCACACCGTCAATTATCGTCAAATCGCCGGTGAAAAGGGAAATTGTGGCACCTCCCAGCTCGTACACCCCCCCCATTTTGTATGAGCCGGGACAGAGATTGTGCATTTCGGTCACGGGGAAATTCCACTCGATCACGCCAGCATCTGGAAGCGTAATCCTGCCGTTCGAAATCGACCCCTGAAGCTTCAAACAACCGCTTGCGTCTTTCACCTCGATCTCGATAACAGCGCCAGAGAAATCCACGGCAGCGCCGGTCTCCGCATCTGTCACATGAAGCCTCATGTTCCAGTCCGCGTTGTCGGTCGCAGTTGCTTTCAAGTTGATGCCCATGTCTCACAGCTTCCTGTAGAACGTTCCCAATACCGTCCCCTGAACGGTGTTGGCCGGCGTGCTTGTGCCGCCCTGCGCGGTGCCGGTGAAGGTGGATGTGGCTTGTGTCGATGTGGCGGTAAGATTGGTGAGGTTGGCGAATGCCCCGCCGCCAATCTGACTTCCTCCGCCACTGTTCCAGACGATGTTTCCGGGAGAAATCGTAGTCGTGATCGCGCCGTTCGTGATGGCACCGGCCGGTGTGTACGGAGGCAGGTTCGCGGTCAGCAGCGTGACTGTATTCGATCCGGCGACAGAGCCGGCAGCCGTCGCGCTGCCAACGATAGGCGCGCTCGCATAGCGGCCCGCCGCGCTATTCCCCATGTCGTCAAGGCCGCCGACGACGTAGCCGCGCTTGTCGGGCAACTGGATCGTCTTGTTGGCAGCCCAGTCTGCGGCCGAAGACACGCCACGGCCGCCGGCCACGGGGCAGCGGCTATCGTCGAAGTGCTGCCAGAGCCAGTTGAACAGCGCTTCGGTGTCCGAGTTGGCGCGCTCCGTGGCGCCGCTCGTCGCCGACCCAATCGTGCGCCCGTTGTCGCGCACCCAGCCCGAGCGCGTCCCGGACGTTTCGGCCCATAGCACGTCACCCGTTGAAAAGACCGTGGAGGGATCGACACCGCCACCGCCCCCGCCCCCGCCCCCGCTCGGGCCGATGACCAGGATGCCATCGGCAACCACTTGCGTAACGCCGTCCTTGTCGGTCAGGCGGACCTTGATCGAGCCGTCAGCAAGGAAGAATTGAGGCAGCCGGCCCGCCGCGTCGCAGACCATCGGATTCGGCAGCGCGATTGACAGCGCCTCGTCCTGATAGGCGTTCTGCGGCGTGGAGACCGTGCCGGCCTGGATCGTGTAGAGCCGGCATCCCGAGAGCGGCTTGCCGTGCTCGTCGAACTGTTGGCTGAGCGAGAACGGAATGGTGCCAGCGGCACCGGCCACCCCAACAAACGCAAAAAGCCCCGCGAGGGCGAGGCTGAGACGTTTCAGCATGTCGTGCTTCCTCAAAAGAAAACGGCGACCCGTGAGGATCGCCGTGTTTGGCTAAACCAAGTCCGTTGAAATGAGGCCCTTTGAGTGAGAGCCCTCATTGGAGTATGGCATCAGCGCGACGTGGCGCGGCTTTCGATGCGAGAGCTATTGTTCGCAATGGTCGCGAGGCGCGCGGTAAGAGCGAGGGCTTTCTGACCTCGCGACGGCGCGGTCGCGATACTCCGAAAGTAATTGGCGGCGGCAGGATCGGTTAGAAGCCGCGCCAACTCATCGAGGTTGCGGCCGACATTCCAGTTCTGGATGGCCTGAATCGCCTTCTGCGGCCACTTGAAGCCGCCTGTCGCAACGGTCTGCATCGCGTTGTTCAGCAAGCCGCCGCCCTTCAAGTCCTCAACGCCGGGAATTTTGAAAGCAGTTCGCGAACCCGTCGCTTGCCTGAATTGCTGCGCTTCCAAAATCTCAAGGAAGCGATTGAAACCCGGCCAAATCTGGTTTCCGTTCGGGAGCGCACGGACGGCGGCTTCAAGATTGGCTGCCTGCTGCGGATTGCCACGAAGGATCGCGGCGAACTTTGCCCCGCCCGACTGGTTCGGCCCGCCGACGAGGCGCTGCGCCGCCTCGTTGAACGTCATCTCGGCATGGGTGCGGACAAGCTGGCGCGCGACCATCGGATTGCGCGCGGACAAGGCGCCGACAGCCTGACCGATCTCCACCGCGCTGTTTGGGAGAGGATTAGCCGGGAAAAGCGCGTTGATCGCATCCTTGGTCTTGGTGTCGCGACCGGCGATTTTGCCGATAGGACCGTTCAGCAACGGTTCGAGATATTGCTGTCGCAAGCGCGTCTGGTTCGCGAGCGCCGCCTCATAGGAGCTAGGGCCGTTCACCGCAGCGCGGTCAGAGGCAATCGCGATGTCCTTCACGTCGGCGCCGAGACTACCCGTCGTCGCGGCTACAGACTGGTTGGCGTTCGGGTTGAGCGGCTGCGCAGCATTCTGTGCGCGCGTCTCAAGCTGCTTGGCTACCTCGTCATACATGCGGACGGAGCGATCGCTCGCCGCCCGAACATTGGCGTTCAAAGCCGGGTCACGCCGGATCATATCCACCGTCTGCGCGAACAGCGGATCGGCCATCATGGCGTCGTGAACCTGTCGCGGCACGAGATGCTGTCCGGCCGCGTCATACATCGGGCGCGTGGCGCGGTTGATTGCCTGCCGCACGTCCGTCACGATCCGCTCGGCGCTGCCGCCAATGGCGGGACCAAGCTGCGACGGGTAAGCCGCCTGCGGCGTAATCCCCTCGAATGCCTGACGCGCAGCCGCCTCGTTCTGCGCCGGGCGCGCGGCGTAGAAATCGCGCATCCCTCCCATGCCTTCGACGGTATGTTGCAAGTCACCTATACCAGTCCTGCCCTGCGTCACGGCCTGCACCGCCTCGGCACGGCTGATCGGCTGGCCCGCCTGCTGGGCGCGCTGGAATAGCTGCTCGGCAGCGTCCAGTTCTGCCGCCGTGACGCCATTCGTGGAGCGCTGCACGAGTCTTTCGGCGGACCCCATGCGCATAGCCCCGGCGCTACCGAGGCCGCCAGCGAGCGCGCCTGCGAATCTGGCGGGGCCTTCTGCGCTCGTGCCCTCGAACAGCCGCCCCGCTCCTTCCGAGACGATACCCGGCACGAGGCCGAACGCCGCGACGTTCCGGCCGACATTGGCGAGACGCCCGATAGCGCCGCCCGGCAGGAAGGACGCGACGTTCTCCGCAGTCTTGCCTGCCCCGGTTTGGGGCGTGTAGGCCAGCGGGGAAGCCTCATGCAGCGCGTGCCCGCCGAATTTCTCAAGCGTCGGGCGCACGCTCGGGAAGCTCTTGTCAAACTCCGCCGAAACCTCGTCGTAGGGGCGGCCTTCGTAAGCGGATTGAAGGTAGTTGCCAGCGCTAACGATGCCGCGAGAAATATCGGCAGGCAGCCCGACCAGCCCCGTTACGCCCTTATCGAGCCCCGAAACTGTGGATCGCACGAAGTCCTCAGCGTACCTGCCGGCTTTATCCAGACCGGATTCTGGCATAAGATCGTCGAACGTCAGGGGGCCGGTTGACTGCTGCGGGCCGCTGCTCATGTCCATGATGACACGAGCGGGGCGGCCGTCCTGAGCGGGAATTGTCCTGACGCCACCACCTGACGGGGCTTGCTCTACGAGATCATCGAAGGTCAAAGCAGGCATGTATCAACTCGCTATTAAGATCGTCCAATTGGCGATTTTTAGTCTTTACATCTGGATCGGTTTTCTCAGCGAGGCAGCCGACGATATGCCACGAAACGGCGTCATCATCGGCGCTTTCCTAGTCGTGTTCGTAATCACCGTCCTGCCCGTCATCATCTATCGCCGGTGCGAAATGCTGTTCTGGAAGATAAGGCACTGGCTTGGTAAGGAAGAAAGCCGAATTGATACAGAAACACTTCGCATCGAACCAACGCTCACGAAGCGCCGGATGCCTTCACCATCCAATCAACACAATGAAAGAAGCACTAGATGGCTGCGCTGACATTTGATGATTTGCTTCAAAACGATATCCCGACAGTAATTTACCGATGGTTCGGACTGTTCGGTGTGCATGAGCCAAAATATGTTGCATTAGGCGCGACCATAATCGCAAGCCTCGCGCTTCTTTTCGTAATCTACTATGTATTCTCGATGATGATGGCCATCGTCATCGGGTTGTTCAGCAACCCGTTTAAATAAGGTCACAACCCGCTCGGATCGATCCCGTTTTCACGGAGACGCTGGATAATGGCATCTCTCGCCCCAGGATTACGGGCGATAGAAGCACGCGCATTGGAAAGTGACGTATCTACGTCTTGAGGCGCCATCCGCGCGCGCCGGGGCGCTGCCTGCTGTGCGCTTGCGCCGCCCTTGTCAGTCGCCTGCGGGAAAAGCGGGTTCTTTTCCGACCAATTACTGAGAGCGGTATAGAACCCCTCATTCAATCGGCCATTCCTTCGAAGATAGTCCTGCCGGAATTTTTCAACGTCAACCGCACGCTGGTTTAGCTTCCGCGTCGTATCGATAATCAGGCGATTGCCTTCCGGCGTCTTTTCAAGACCAGGCTGCATGTTTTTCAAAAACTCGCGATCAGAATCCGACATCGCGCCGGGCATTCCCGCGCCACCGGCGGGGTTGCGAGCTTGAAGTGCCAACTGGTTCGATATGGCCTGCGCCGTTTCGGCCGGACCGACTCCTTCGCCAACATTGATACCTAGTGACTGCGCAAGACGCTTAGCCGCAAGAACCTTGCCTCCTTCGGTTCCTTGGTAGACGCCGGGCTCATTCAGCATCGCTTCGAGCCGATCAATGTTCGACAGATTGGAGCGTGCGCTGTTCGCCCCCTTGATAATGCCAACATTCAGATCGGCAAGTTCCTTGCCCATGGCCTTATCGTATTCCTTCTCGCCAACATTGTTGACGTTCGTCGTATTATTGATTTTTGTCGAACCAGCTTCTGCAAGCTGCTTTTTGAAATCGAGGAACGGAAGCGCGCCACCCTGCTTTTTGTAAAGACTATACGCCTGCATGTCGGCGGACGACTCTGGAGCAATGGACTTTTGAATCGCTGCTACCTGACCGGCACCAGCAAGATCGCCAAGGCTGACGAGACTATTGATTGTCCGCTTGTAATCAGGTGTTCCATCCTGACCCAACGTCGCAAGCGACATGGCTTCACGCCGCTGATTGTTCAGCCTGTTCTCGCCAAGCGTCTTTCCCAGGTCGGAAAGCGACGTCCAGTTGATATCAGGCGCCTGGCTGTAGCCGGGGATCGCAAGTCCGGGAATGCTCGCCATCTGTCAGGCCCCTTATTTCAGCGCCGATCCGAAACCGCCCCAGCCGCTGGCCTTGAGACCAAGGCCGGCCAGCGACAGCGCGCCGCCGAGCGCATTCCGCGCGCCCTGCGATTCGCCCTGGGCCTGCATGTTGTTGGCCGAGATGTTGCCGGACGTGTAATTCCCATACAGCCCTACCCGGTTCGCCGCGTCGTTCTGCGACAGGTCGGAAAGGCTCTGCTGCACGCCGGCAGCGCCGGTTGTGGCCGAAAGCTCCGGAGATACAAGACCGCCGAGCCTATCGAGCCATGAACCGTATTGCTGGTTTTGCAGGTTCTGACCAAACGTCAGGGCATCGATATCAGCGTTTCCGCTATTCAACATGCCGCCAGCGGCGCGGCGCCGGTTGATCGCGTCAAGGCCAGCGGTGATCGCTGCGTCGTTGCCTGGGTTGTTAACGAACGACTGTTGCGCCGCCTTCGCCGCGTCCCCGCCGTTGACGCCGAGCGCATCGAGATACATCGATGTTCCGCCACCATACTTCCCGGCCAGATCGCTCAGCGAGCCATAAGCCGTGTCGAGCGCCGACTTTGACGTTCCGTAGCCCGTGTCGAGCGCGGACGTGCCTTTGCCAAGATAGTCGCTGAGCAGCGCGCGATTGCGCTCGGCGGCTTCCTTCTCGGCGCCCCCGCCGAAAAGCGTCGAAAGAAACGATGCCATGTGTGATCCTCAGATGTAAGGCGCGTCGGGCGGCGTGAAATTCGCCGTCCAGCGCGCGACGCCGACGCTCAGACGAAATTCGTCCACGTACTTTCCGTTGCTATAGGGCACGGAAAGGCCGGTGCAGCCGACTCCGAATACCCCGCCAGAATCGAAGTTCACCGCGCCGGAAACACCGGTTTGAACCGCGTCAAGAACACCATCGATGTACAGCGATGCTGTAGACCCATGCCGCACCATCGCAATGTGATACCACTGGTTGCCAGCGACACTGCTGGCAGAGGTCAACAAGATGTTGTTGCTCGATCCGGAATAGGTAGCAGCGATGATCTTGTTCGAATTGTCGCGATGGACATAGATTCCGATCTGCGAGAGCGATGCCCCGGCCCTCTGTTGCCCGCAAATTCCCTGGAAGCCGCCGCCAGAAACGCCCGCCGGATTCCACCAGCAATCCATGGTAAAGTCGGAACTGCCGAGGTCGAGATCGGCTGTGTTGTTGGTGACAATCCCGCCAAAACTACTTGTGAGCAGCGATGATGGACCGAACTTTGATGCCGCAGTGCTCAGCGCATTTGCGCTGAGCGCATCTGTCCATGTATGTGGCGAACCGCCAGCATTCGAATCCGTAAATGCGGTCCCGCCGTTCGCGCCGTCAAAATGCAGCAGGACTTTCGTGAACGCATCATTCCCCGGCACGCCATAGCCGCCGGTAAAGCCAACGCCGAACCTGCTCATGCCGCCAGGCTCCCGACGAGATCCCAGGTATCCGCTCCAACCTTGATAAGCGTGCCGCCGGCATATCGACCGACTAGCGACTTGTTTCCGTTCAGCGAGTTGATCGTGACGCCAGAGCCCTGCGCGAACGTCACCTTGCCGGTTCCGCCCTGGATCACATCGATCTGCGTTCCTGCCGCGAAGGCAACAGATGAGTTCGGCGGCACCGTCACCGTGACCGCGCCGGAATTGGTGAAGCGACAATACTTGCCATTGTCAGCGAGGACGAAGGTATATGTCGTCCCGGTCTGATCGTTGATGGCGCGCAGCACGTCAGACTTGGTGTCGTCGTGAGGGAACACGATGTCGGAAAGCGGCTGTAAGCCTTCAATGAACTTGAAGACCTGATACCAATCGGGGTTGACGAGGCCGCTTTGGATGATGATCGGAACGTTGATGCCCGGAACGGTCGCTTTTCTCATTGCAGCACGTCAGCCTGCATGTCGGCGCCCATGAAGCCAAACGGCACATTGCTCGACATGGTGAATCGCCAGCGCACGCCCTGCACCTCGGCCTGCCCCCATATCGAAGACCTGACGCGACGGTTGGTTAGCGCCTGCGGGCCAATATCAATCTGGCGTTCGTTTTTCCAAGTTTTGCCGCCATCGAGCGAAACCGAAATCCCGATCTTTGGCTGCGTCTGGACAGGATCGTTGCCCGTCGCGACGCCGACGCCCTTGGTGACGTAAAGTTCGATTTCGTTGATCCGCGCGACCTTCGGAAACGCGCCGAGCGGGCCTGTTTCGATCGTCATACGAAGCGGGTCGCCGTCTTCGTCGTGAAAGGCGCCGCCGATCTCATAGAGGTTGCCGGAGTTTCGGTCACCGCAAATCCACTTATCGAAAGCCTTGACCGGAAACAGGCCGCGCCAATATGGCTTCAAATAGCTCTGCCGCTCGTGCCAGCTTTGCAACGTGGTGTCGAACTCCCAGCAGAAGCTCGGGGACTGAACGACAACGAACCCATGGCCCTGCGCGACATAGACCGACACGCTGATTTGTTTTTTATCGGCCTCTTTCTCGATAGCAAGTTCAACGTCGGTCGATGAGACCGGAACCGGCGCATAGCCCTCAAGGCGAGAGACGCGGTTGTCGTCACCCACGAAATAGATGCCCTTGCCCCAGCCATCCTCCTGTCCGGCGATGGCGTAGGGACCGACAATGCCGCGCGGGATGGTCGCGATATAGCTCCAAGGGTAGCCTGTATCGTTAACCTGCCCGCCCCACACTTCCATGGTATCGGATCCGACAGCCAGGATTTGACCGTTGCCGAGCGGGTAGTTGCGATAAAGCGTATCAGGCTTGCTTTCGGCCGCTGCCTGGCTCAACGAATTGATGGACAGCGAGTTCACATCGGAACAGCGCATCGTTCCATCGCCGTAGCTGAAGTGAAAGAACCCGCGCATGTAGCAGACGCCGTTCGGCTGCCCCACGTCAACGTCGGGATACGATGCAATCGCCGTTCCATTGATAATTACCGCGCCGTCCCCAGGCGACACGATAACGACATGCGGTATCGCTGCATTGTCCCGCGCCATGATAACGGGCGCCGTCCCCGGCACGGTGCCGGTAAGCTGCGTCGGTGAACTGCCGGACGACGGGAACGCAAATACCTTGTCGCCGAACACTGCATACAACGTGCCCGCCACGACCAAGCCGCCACGATAGCTGGATGCCCCGGACTCACCCCACTTCTTCAGTCCCGGCACCCGCCAGTAGATGAACTTCTGACCGGCCGTTTCCGGCAACTGCTCGGGATAGCAATTGATCAGCCGGCCGCCGGCGGCCTGCGGGTGACGCCCCGGCGCTGACAGAAACGGAAACGGAACGGCGGTCATCAGAAATATTCGCCATTCAGCGGCTGATAGGTCTGTTCAGAAGCAACCAGATATCGGAGCCTTTGTTCGTGCTGCTGCACGGCCGCCAAATCCACTGGCGCGTTGCTGAACTTTGCGGCGGAATGGATAGCGACCAGCCGCGCTATGGTCTGGAAGAGTTCGTCGGGGATCGAATCCCGGTCCCCGACGTAAGCGATGCTCGAAATCTCAGCCAAGACAGGATCGACATTCCCGTCAATGGTGTCGTACTCGATCTGGCCCAAGGCTTCGCCGACAACGGCTTTGCCAAGGATGCCAGCGACCTCGTAGACGAGGTTATCGGCTGTTTTGGACATGCACCGCCCTCAAAGAGAAAAGGCGGGAGCCGTAGCCCCCCGCCCCCTTCATCAGTCATCGCCAAGCGGGACGAACGACACCGAGATAGTGCCCGTCACGTCAATGTAGGAGTTGGCGTCGATGGTGGCAGCCGTGCCCGACCAGTTCAGATAAAGGTCGATGGCGGTTGCGGTGCCATTGAGAGCAGTGGTCTTTGCGCCATCCACGAGGGTGCCAGCACCGGTGCCGCCGGAGTTGGTGATGCTCCCCGTCTTGGTGCCGATATCCTGCTCAGTGCCAGTCAGCGTGCCGTCACGCGCGGTCGAAGCCGCTGCCGTTCCGACGCCCCAGACGTATACCGCGTCGCCAGCAGCGGTCGTAAGTGCTGACCCTTCGGCAGTCGCGGTGTAGTCCTGACGGCAACCAAGGAACGAAAAAGCACCTTCGACAAAATCAAAGAGCTTCAACGTGCCGTAGGAGCCGCTGGCAGCACCGTCCGTCACCGGAACGCGGGCCTTGAACATGGCGAAGTCAAGACGGGCGATGCCGTTGTCCTTCACAACATCACAAGCCACGCGCCCAGATGTGGGCTGGTTGAGCGTACCATAGGCAGAGAGGTCCGGGGCAGTACGCCCCGGAAGTGGAGTGGAGTTTGCAGGCATGTTGGCTACTCCCTATTAAGCATCAGCCGCAGCGGAGAAGAAGCCGTTGACCACGCCCCACTGAACAAGGTCTGAGTCGGCGTCTTTCTGGAAGATTTTAGCCACGCCGTAGCACATCTTCACGCCGGCACCCTTGATCCACTGATAATCAGTCTGATCGCGGAATGTCGGCGTAGGCATTTTCGCCCAAGGCATCGCAATGGCAGATTGCCCGGCGAGGAACACCGGAGCAACGCGCGACGCGGTATCTCCGCCGGTTTTCAGATTGCCGTCAGTGCCAGACTTCCAGATGTTATCGACAAAAGCGTCGATCTCAGGAACCTCGCGGATGATCACGCCATCGTATTCAAGGTCACCAGCCTGGAACAGGATGTTGTCCTTGGAGCGCGGCATTGCGTTCTGATGGATCGTGGAGAGCGAAGTCTTCAAGTCGCGGAAGCAGGTCGTCGGTGCGAAGATCACATAATAATCGTAACCGTCCTTTGTCTTGTAGGGACGGATGCGAGGATTCGCGAGCTTTGCAACGCGCTTCATGAGCGAGACAGAGGTATAAGAGAACTTATCCGCCGTCGCGTCGATCTTGCCAATATCTGTCGCGTGAACGCCAGAATAATTGCCAACAGCGTTGCCATACAGGATACGGTCCGCATTATCGACAGCCCATGCATTGAGCTGCGAAGTGGTCGCAGCGGCATAGGTGATTCCGTTAACGCGCTGGCCGTTGGCCGATCCAAGGCCGGAGGGAGCAGATTCAGACGGGATCGACGCGAACGCCTCGATGATCTCGTCGCGTTGCAATTCCTTACCCCAATCGGCAAGCAGCGGCTTGGCTTCACCGAAGATGTCGGCCGAGTCCTTCTGCTCGTCGGCGTCTGTCGTGGCAACAGCGTGGCGCGCCCAATCAACCCAAGCACGCATGCCGTAATTATTGATAGCCTCTTCCGCGCCGGTCAGGGTCCCGGACGACTTTGCGGTTCCCTTGAGCGAGGTAACAATCGGAATGTTGACCTGCTCGCCGCCCTTCTTATTGTCATATATGGTGCGGATGATCGAATTCATGCTCGAACCCATGTAGGGCGAGAACATGTTTTCGCGGACGTATTCCTTGATCAGCTCCTTGCGATACTGAACAAGCTTGTTGTTAGACTGCGGAGTGGTAGCGGTCATTGGATAAATCCTTTCCCAGCGCCGCCCAACAAAAAACCCGCCTCAAATGGCGGGATCATTCATCGTGTTGTGTTGGACTATCGGCGCAAAGCAGATTGCAGTAGGCCCTCGTCGCTCTCGTCCTCATCGCCTCCAAATGCGGCGGCTGAAGTGGCTTTGTTGAGCGATGGAGGAAGCGGCGTAACAGTCGAAGGACGGGATTGTGCTGCACCGCGGATGCGCTCTAGAACTCGCGCCTGATAGGTCGGGTCTTTCAACCGTTCCTCTATCTGGCGCTCTACAAACGCTTCCGGGTCGTCTCCAATCGTACTGAAGATGGTCTGCCTCTTGTGCCATTTCATGATGTCCCCATAGGGATCGATCGATGACATAGCGCGCTGATAGACGGCGATGACTTCCAGGTCTCGGGCCTTCAGGCCCTGCTCCAGCGCGTCATACGCAGCCTTGACCTTCTCAGCCCCATGTTCGCGGATCGCATCGCGCTGCGAGTAGTATTCCCGCAACTGACTGATCTCGCCCTTGATTGGCTCGATGGCTTGACTGGTCCGATGATCGACAAATCCGTCCGGGTTCTCGTAAAGATCGGGAATCGGAGCCTTTGGTTCGTTCTGCTTCTGAATGGCCTGAAGTTGACGACGCAACTCCGCGAGCTCTCGCTCGTGGTTTGTCGCCCGCTCTTCTGCGGCCCGCCTTGCGTCAGCTTCCTCCTTGAGCCGCCACGGCGGAATGCCATGGGTGTCTTTCGGCTGTTCGGCAATCTGCGCTTCCGGCTGCACTCGTGCTGCCGGATCGGCTTCCTGCTCAGCGGCGGTCTTCGGTGCAAATCGTCCTCGCTCATCACGCGGCGTATCTGCAACCTCGGCAACCTCCTCAACGTGAGGGGCTTCAACCTGGGCCACTTCGCTTACGTCTACAGAATCCCAAATGTCTTGATCATCGGTCATAAGCCTATCCGTCCTTTTCCGTGTCGTGGAATTACGATTTCACCAATAACGCTTGGCGCTGCGGGGTAGTATCCGTCCCTGTATCGTCGGGTTCGTTACGATTGGCTTGGAGCGACGAAAGAGCGGTCACGCTCCTTGTCGTGCGCTTCCTGAATCATCCTCAGCGGGGCTAGTGCTGCCTCCTGAGCGTCCTTATCGGCCTTCGCGTACTTGGCAGCAGCGCTGGCGTTCTTATCTCTGGTGCTCGCGATAGATTCGGCAATTTGCAGGTCTGGCGGCAATTCGTATGCCTCTGACTCCCCGGTCTGCGGCGTCGATGCCTGCCGCGCCTTGGAGAAGTTAAGAACCGTTTCCGATTTGATCTTCTCGACCTTCGCCTGCTCGCCAGCCATCGCGACTTGCTGCGCCGGTCCGGGCTGCTGTGCCTGTTCGATGTAGCCGAGAAGTTTTTTCTTTGTCCGCCCGTCGATCCCTGGCGACAGTTCAATGAGAACTTGCGGCGGTACGTTCGCGCCGCTCGACGCCATCGCGATCAGCGCGTCGTAGGTATCGGCCATCATATTGATGCTGTCCGGGCCTTCGTCGATGATAACATCTACATCCAGAGAGCCGATCGCGTTCACGATGTTCGGGTGACCTGTCATATGATCGATCTGAAGCCCGTTGATCTGGATAAACTTCGCCAAACCTTCGTCATCGGTAACGCGGATATACCGCTCCGCTGTCCAGTTGCGCTGGATGGCGTTCAGAACAGCGCGATACACGCGGACCTTCCAGCCCTTGAATCCCTGAATGTACGGGCCTAGCTCGGCGATGCCAGCCTGTTGCAGGAGCGAGATGGCGCGGCCAGACTGCTGCTCGCCACCCTTCCCAAGCAATTGCGGGTTTGGGCCAAAGCCCTCAATTTCCTGCTTTGAGTCAACCAGCAGCTTCAACCAGCCCGCGAAGTCAAACGACTGATCATCGGCCTTTACCTCGCCGCCTGGGTTTACGATGATCACACCATCAGCGCGTGCCCACTCCCTGCGAGCCGTCTCAACGTCCTTAACAGCCGCGTTGCTCATAATCAGGCGGCGCGACGCTAAGATGTGATTGAGTTTGGCCTCCTTGAAATTGATACTATCCTGCTGCGACTTCATATTACGGACAAAGCCGTAACGGTCACCGTCGTGATCGACCGAGCCAGAGTACATTACGTACTTACACTCGGTCTTATCCTTTTCATCAACGAGGTAGGACTTGCCCTCCATCAACACAGAAGATCCAGTGAAGATCGAGTAATACCATTCGCCCTTGTGACGGTACCAGCAGTCAACCAGGCGGATGTGCTTGCGGTCCGAATTGAACCACTTGTTCTCATTGTCAGGATTAGTGCTTAAGTCGGTGCCCGTCTCGATGGCTTGGTCAATCTCGTCCGCGTGATCCGGGAACATCTCCTTTGCAAGGTCGATGTCCATCCACTTCCCGACGCCCATATAACGGGCATCAGAGAAATCAGCACGCTTGCTGCGCGGGTCGTAGAAGAAGTTCTCCGGTTCGACAATATCGAGTTCAATGTCGCGATCGTTCGGGTCTTGGGTGTCGCCCTGCGTCAGGTTTATCTCAAGGCCGCCGATTCCTTCGATTGCACCGTCGCGCGCAATCTCCGCGCTCTTGGGCTTCCATTCCTGAGCGTCCAACGCATAACGAATAACGGCGGTCGCGATGTCCGCGCCCTGCTCCTGTCCTGGTGTGCGAGGGAACGCCTTTGGGTCTTGGCGCAGGCGCTCAAGAAGGCCCACCACGCCGTCAATCTTGCGGCCAATGCGGTTGACCGTCGAAATCGGCTGCTTGCGCTTCTTCAGGACCTTAATCTGCGCATCGGTCCACTGCGCGCCGTGATAGTAGCGCCGCGCGTCCTTCTGCTCCTCAATCTCGTCCCGCTTGTTGCTGAGATATTCCGAATACGCCTTCTTAAGCTTGCCGATGTCCCAATAGTCAGTTGTACCCGGTGTCGCCTGCGCTGAAGTTATCGATCCGCTCGGCGTTCCGGGCCTATATTCAGGCATCACGCAGCCATCCAACCATTTTCATCGTCGTCGTCCTCAAGGGCGGAATATCCGCTATGATCCTGTTTCGGCTCCGGCTGCTTCGGCGCATCGCCAGCCATCATCTGGTCGAGCAACTGACCGACGAGCCCTAGCGCGTCCACTTGGTCATCGTGCTTGCCGGCCGGGAAACTCAGCAACTCGCTTCTGAAATTTGCGTACCACGGCGCGTTTATCGGAACGTACAGGCCATCCAGCGCCATACGCCCTCGCATGGACTGCGCCCGCACCGCCTTGTCGCCGCGCGTTGGAAACGGCTGGCGATAGACGAACGCTTGACGCTCTCGTTGACGACGCTCAAGAAACGGGCCGACGCCAGATTTTATCTGCCCTTGCTCTTCAGCCCAGCTCATGGGCTCCCATTGCAGGACAAGATCGCAGAACGCCTCAACCCACTGATCCGACGACGCCTGCCGGCGCCACAGATCCAGCAAATACATGCGGCCCTCTGGATCGATGCCAACAACGGCATGAACCGTGTAGTCGCCGCCGTCCGCTGTCACGGCATAGTCGCTGCCGCCATAGACGCGCAGCGTGTCGAGCGGTGGAGCCTTGGTGTATGGCTTCAGCCATTCGGCCTTGAAGTAGTCACCGTCTTCCGGCGCTGGCCGCTGCTGGTAGAGCGCGGACCATGTTCTTGCCGGCGTGCTCTTCTTCAGCTCGGCAAGCTGCTCGCCATAGCCATATGCGCCATCGGACCAGAGCCATTCACCGGGCTTGCGGCCTAGCGCGTCGTTTTCTTCAGCCTCGGCAGGCAGAGAGATTACATGCCAGTCAGCATGTTGCAGCGCCCGTCCGGCAAGATCGTCCTCATGCCAGCGGGTTTGAATCAGCACCTGCGCAGCGCCCGGAACGAGGCGAGTACGGAAATCGTTGATGTACCAGTCCCAAATACGCTCTCGGATCAGCTCAGAGTCGGCGTCCTGTCGCGATCTTATCGGATCGTCGATCAGTCCAAGCCCGGCACGAAAGCCAGCGATGCCCGTTCCAACGCCCGCCGCGTAGTATTCTGCGCCGTTTGTCAGCGCCCATCGCCCGGCAGCCATGTTGTCAGGCGCCACGGCGATGCCAAGCTCGTTCGTATGTTCGCTGACAAGATTACGAACACGCCTGCCCCACTTCTCGGCAAGCTCCGTGGTGTGCGACGCCGCAAGAACGCTGGTCGTAACCGACTGCATAAGCCAAGGCGGGAACAGAACACTCCCGTATGTGGACTTTGCAGAACCAGGCGGCATGAACACAGCCAGCCTGGGGCATTCTCGCCGCGCTACAGCTTCCAGCGCATCAATCAGCAGTTTGTGATGTTCCGCAGGCTCAAACCCGCAGAGACGACACCATTCAGTTAAGCTGCGACGGATCGACCGACGCTTCAGCAGCTCCTTCGCCGCTTCCGGTCGCGATATCTGCAAGCTCATCGTCGCTCAGCTCTCGTGCGATCTGGCGCCGGACTGTCATGTCAACGGTCTGCGCAGGCTTGCCCCAGCCACGGTCAAGCAGTGCTACGGCCGCCGAGACCCGCGCGGCATGTGGCGCGTCATCCATGGTCATGACCGAGGCGAGCGTGCGCAGTGCCGACTGTGTGTGCGAGCGCGCCAAAGATCGGATATCTACCGTTGCCTTAGCCATTTACCGATTCCGGGGTTTCCCCTCTCCCCAACAAAAAACCCGCCGTGATTCCTCCGGGCGGGCGGTGCGTTTGGTGTCGATCTGCTGGAATCAAAACGCCCGCTCGGGTGACCGGCGGGCGCAATTCGTCATCTGCATTAAATGCGAGAATCGGCCATTTTGCTTTTCCTGTCAAGAGTCAGGTTCGGATTGATGTGGAAATGCTCCACGAGCTTGTCGAGGCCGAGCAGCAGCAGGCCGAATGAGACAAGGTCTTCCACCTTCCGCTCAAATACCGCGTGGTGCGTAACGGCGCGTTGAACCTTGTGAGGCTCGCAGGCGCAAAATGCGGCATCGTAGTCCCGTACAGCGGCTTGGATCACATGAGCTGGCGCTTCACCTCCGATGCCTCCGCTTGCCCGTAGCAGGTCCATCGCGACGGGATGGATTGGCGGGTATCCCTTCACGGCGCGATACCGCGCGGCCAGCTCGGCGTATCGCCTACCCGCTTCGAACTGCGCCGGCGTGATTCTGCCTTTCAGCATCAGCCTCCCAAATTCCGACTCCGCTTCCGGATGCTCCCGGTATTGCCGCGGCACGAGCGATCGGTGCGGCTGCGCAGCGACCTGCGCCCGCGGGTTGACGTAGGCCCTGCCCAACTGCCCGTTGGGCTGCCGACGCCCCAGCTTCCTCGTCCTTCCCACCATGATCTGCCTTGCCCCTTGTCGGATTGGAATGGTTTGCCGCAACCAGCGGATGCCCGTCACGCCTGCGCCTCCACCGCTTCCGTGACCCTTGTGCCGCATTCGTGCCCAGGCGGCCATTCGCTGTCGAAGTACCAGCCGAAATTTCGATCTTGCGGCGGCGCCTTGCCGAGATGCCGCGCCCACGCATCCCATTGCGGCGTATCGGCCTTGACGTGAACCTTCTTCGATAGGTTTTCGGCCGCTTGTAGCGTTTGGAGCATCGCCACAGCGGCGTGATCCGACCAGCGCTTTTGGTTGAGCCAGGTTTGAGCTTGCGGGATAAACCGCGTTCCGACATTGCCGCGCGCCGCTTCATCAACAGCGAGTTTCTTCGCTGCCTCGATCATCATGCCGGGATCGACGCCTGATTTGACTAGCGATGCAAACCGCTGCTCTGCCGGCTTTCGAGGGTTCGGGCCGTCCCGTCGTGGATAGGCCGACCAGAACTCGGCAAAGCGATCGCTCTTGCGCGCGTGCGGTGCGCAAGCACCCAAAGCGATAGCTTTGGAATCTGTTTCTGCTTCTGTCTCTGTTCTCTGGTGGCGTTTCTGAAACGTTTCATCTTCCGTTTCGCTTACCGTTTCTGAAACGTTTCGCTTACCGTTTCTGAAACGTTTCACCCTCTCAGTTGAAACGTCCGACTTGTATTGCCGCCCTTGCCAGTTGTGAGGCGAAAATCCCGTTTCCGTCTTGTCCAGAAGCCCAGCCTTGACCAAGTATGTAACAATTTCAGTCGCCTTGGCCGTGGTCACACGGAGTTGGATAGCCATATCCTCCAAGTGTGGAAGTTCGCCGTCGCTCTTTGACGCGATGCAAAGCACAGCGACCCACTGCCAACGCATCGCTTCTGGCAGTTTGAGTATCTTCGGATCGTTGATGAGGTCGTCGTAGAGACGAAACCAGCGGCTCATGCCATCCCCATAGCGTGCAGATAGGTTTCCAGGATCGCCTCCTGTTCGGCACGCTCGTCCGCATCCTGCTTGCGCATCCTGACAATGGTGCGCAGCGCCTTGACGTCGAGGCCGTTTCCCTTTGCCTCGGCATAAACGTCCTTGATGTCGTCGCTGATCGCCTTCTTCTCTTCCTCGAGCTTCTCGATGCGCTCGATGATGGACCTAATCTGCTCCTTGGCGACGTTGTGTCCGATTCCCGCTTCGCTCACCTCTGCCTCCCTGTTTCTACGATTGATCCGTCAAACCGACGCCAGCGCGTGATGGTGCGCGGCTTCCTGATACCCTTCTCGCGATCGCTGATGCGCTTTGTCTTGGCGATGCGAGGAATGTCCTGCTTGCCCGTTTTGACCTTGTGGCAAGCTCGGCAAAGCACCTGACAGTTATCCAGCGTCGGTTCACCGCCGAGCGCATCAGGAATGATGTGGTCATAGTGGAAGTCGCCGGCCAACAACCGCGCGCCGCAGTTCGCGCCTTCACAATGCCCATTGCATCGCAGGAAGGCGTCTCGCATGGTCGATTTGCTAAACTCGCGACGGCTCATATGCCTCCCCACTCTGTTGAAGAAGCCCGGATAGCGGCACGGAGTCTGCGACGATGCTTCTCTTCCTTCGTGCATCGAACAGAGAAGCCACTAACCTCGGACATGCTCGCCTCGATCATTGCGCGCGTCGGCTCCGACGAGACGATCATCTGATGATTTTCAGCAAGGAACCGCCGCAAGCCACGAGCAGTGAGCGACGAACCAGAATTAATAAGTAGGCTATCCAAAGCCCCGAGCGTTCGAACGCGCTGCCCTTGCTGCCTTGCGCCACCCCACACTTCGCGCATGATTTCGCGAATTGCTGCGGGGTTCGTAAGGCCGTGCTTGAGGAACGCATCCACAATCGGAAGACCAAATTCGTGCACTAATTCGCGATGTTGACCGTCCATGCTGTCCATACGGTCAAGGGCAAACTGTCGTTTGACTGAAAGGCTCATGCCGCCTCCCGCCTCTGCAACAGCGCGTCAATCACTTCCATGATTGCGGTCTTGCTCTTTTGAAATTCGTCTTTTTTCATCGCGCGGCGCGATTGGCTCTTGGCCGTGCGGCGGATCACGAAGCACTTCCGCACGAACACGAGCGCGAAGGTGTCGATAGCCTGCACCGCTGCGGCTACGCGGATCGCCGCAGCATGCGTGCCGGCGTCGATAATGGTTTCGTCGTAGAACCCGGCATCGATCAACGCGCGCTTTCGCAGATGCTCGGGCGTCGGATATTGATCGGCAATATCCTCCGGCAGGTTCATCCATGCATCGTACAGCCACGCGAACTGATGATTATGCGTGGCAGCCGACCGATCCTCGTACTGCACAAGGCTGTAGCGCTCACCGACCGTGAGATAGTTGTCGGCGCGGCGCGGGTGGATTGGCCGAAAGACCTCTCCGTCCCAATCACAGGTGAGCGGCGGGAATGTATCCATCAGCGCCACTCCGGTCCGAACGGAATATCGTCGTTCATGTCATGCGACATGGACTGCTGACCCGATGCGCGACCGGGGGCGGTGCGGCCCGTGGCCTCAGCATATCGGTTGGTTTCAACCGTTGGCTCCGAACGCGCGGGGGCGTCCAGCATGACGAGCGCGGCGTGAAAGCCGTTCAGCACCACTTCGGTCGAGTAGCGATCCTTGCCGTCCTTGTCCTGCCATTTGCGGGTCTGCAACTGGCCTTCGACGTAAACCTTCGAGCCTTTCTTAAGATACTGCTCGGCAACCTTGCAAAGACCTTCATTCCAGATCGTGACGCGGTGCCATTCGGTTTTCTCTTTCCGTTCGCCACTCGTCTTGTCGCGCCAACTTTCCGAGGTGGCTACGCTAAGATTGCACACCGGACGACCATCCTGCGTCCGTCGAACTTCCGGGTCGGCGCCAAGGTTGCCGATCAGAACGACTTTATTGATGCTGCCGGCCATTATGCCGCCTCCTGCATGCCATAAGCTTTGATGCGCGAAACAAGCGCGTCCAACTCGGCGTTGAACTGCTCGACGGCATCGGCCAGCTTTTTGATGTAAGCCTCGTCGCGATATACGCGCTTCACAAACAGCGGTAGCTTCGGCCAGTAGGCAACGAAGTCCCACCACTCGCGCTCCGCAACCCACATGCCGCCCTGCACCTGAGCAATATGCTCGTTTGGTACTTCGCCGGATTCCAGAAGCTCAATCATCAGGTGCGGGAGCCGGGTCTTGATCTCCAACCCGCCATTATCGCCAATCAGGCTATCCGGGCTCGCGCCCTTGCGGCCAGACCTGATAAAGCCGATCTGCTGCGGCTCAGCATCGGTCATGAAGGCGTACAGGTCGCGCGCTTCCTGCTCCATCACCTTGCCGCGCTCCATGTGAGCGTTGGTGAATGATTCCATGGGCTCGCCAGTGATGATCTCGCCGGCCAGCTTGCGCATGTAGGTGCGGCGCGTGGCGCTCTCGCCGCCGCCCTTTCCCTTCATGAGCAGCGTCTGAAACTCGCTCGCGGTGACGATGCCGGCGCGCGCCGCAAACCAATCGGGCGAGCCCTGATCGCAAGTAACAATTTCCATTATTCAACTCCCATCGTCTGAAGATGGAAGTACACGCGGCGACACGCCCGTACATCGACCATAGCATCGTGAGCGCCGTCCAATTCCTCGTTGAAGAAATGCCTTATGCATTCTTCCAACTTGGGAGGCTTTGGCTTGGTAAATCCAGCCGCGAGCATTCGCTCAGTCGGAGGAAGATTGACGACCGGAGATGCCGCCTCCATCGTGCAGAATAGCGTCTTACGGAGCGGCATGACTTTGCCGTAGTGGCGAGCAATAGCGGCCTCCATAACTCCACGATCAAACTTGATATTGTGGGCGCAAACAATGTCCGCGCGCTGGTACAGATGGGTAAATGCGGACAGTGCAAAATCTGCCGAAACACCAAATTGGGCCGCACGTTCGTTCGTGATGCCATGGACAAACGACGCTCTGTCGGGAATGAACACGCCGTCCGAAATACCCGGGTCAACGATGAAGGAGAATCCCGCGATTGGCTCTCCGTCATCATCCGTCAATTCTGCCGCCAATTGAACAATGTATGGCTGATCTGGGTGATCGATCGGCAAGCGGTCCTGAAAGAAGCCGGTCGTTTCCGTGTCAAAGAAGAGGATCATCAGTTTTTCCCCTTCTTAGCTTCGAGCAGTCGCACTGCATGTTCAAAACGAGGAGCCGGGATTTCCGCGAGGCTGCCGACCTTGAGGTATCGGCAGAACTTCTCTTTGTCGGCGCCGACTTCTTCAGCAAGATCGACGATCTGTGTGAGCTGGTCGCGCGAGATATAATCGGGAGCATCGGAGGAGTTGCCGTCGTCGTCGCTCGACGCCGCGAGACCGAGCGCCGCCTTGAGCGTGTAGCGCTGTAGATAGGTGATGGCCGAACCAACAGCCTGAATGCTGTTCTTGTTTCCGCTGTCATCGCGCCCCGCGCTGAGGGTCGTCTCTTCAGAATGGCCCGCGCGATGCGAAAGGATGCATGTCACGGTGACGGGCTCGCTGACATTCGATGTCACGCGAAACCGATATGAAAGGCCATGTCGGCTCAAGATCGGGTCGACGGTGCGCGCGATCTCGGCTAGATCTTCATGCCGGTAGTTCGTGCGTCCCTTGGAGGATGTGAAGTCAACCTCGCGGTTCTTCGCGATGGTCGGGATTTCTGCTTTGGCTGCTGCCATCGCCTCGTCGAACGCCTTGCGCGCCTGATTGGCCTCCCAGCGCTCTTGCAGGCTCATCAGCTTCTCAAGCACCTCGATATTGGCGCCCTGTTCGACCGCTCGATTGAGCATGTCCATAGGCGTCATGGGTGCCGGCAAAGACGGTTCGTTCATCGCAACGACGTTACTCATGCTGCACTCTCCCGTGATTGATCTTCCGTGGACAAAACCTGATTGCGGCTGGCGTGATCGCGCTTGAGGATTCCCCAGCACTCTAGGGTGTAGAGCGCTTCATCCAGCGAATAGGCGACAGCGACGCGAGCCCCGGCCAGCGACAGCAGGTCCATGACGTGCTTCTGTTGCAGCGTCGGCTTGTTGCGGCCCGCCTTAAGCTCAAGAAAATGAGACGTGGCGCGATGAATGACGCAGATGTCAGGGACACCAGCGACGAGTCCGGCCGCCTTCAAGGCAAGGCCGGTTCGAACCGAGCTGTGAACGCCATTTGGGACGGCGAACGCGAACACGCCAGGGCAGGCCCGCGCCCTGATGTGCGCGAACACCTGCCGCTGGATTTCCTGCTCGGGGCGCCTCATCGCCGGCGCCTCCGCACGTTCTCGCGCTTGAGCTGCTTGACCATGAGCCAGACCAGATCGCGATGAAGCTCAGAGCGGCGCACCGAACGCGGCTTGGTGGCCCGATAGGACTTACGCGCCTGGGCAATTTTCTCGTGGAGCTGCATCACAGCGCCTCCAAGCGAAGTTTCAATTCTTCGACCTCGTCGGACAACTCGCGGTCTACCAGCATGAGCGACTTAATCCGCCGCACCGCGTGCATCGCTGTCGTGTGGTCGCGGCCGCCGAAGCGGCGCCCGATCTCGGGAAGCGTTTTCTCGGTGACCGTCTTTGCGAGATACATTGCGATCTGGCGCACCCGTGCGAGCGGGAAATCCCTGCGGACGGAGCGGAGATCAACGATCGAGAAGCCATAAAACTCCCCGACGATCTCCTGCACATCTCGAATCGTCGGAGCTTCCAGTCCAACTATCCGGAACCACGGCTCGCGGGGCGCGACGACGGGCTCAGGTTCGGGGGTGACCGCAACGGGTGCCGCTGGCACGGGCCGATACACCCTGCCCTCGATACGCGCGAGACGGTCCAGATGCGCCTGATGAAACCTAGCTTGTATCGGCGTATGCATGGTCATTTTGACGCCCACGCCGGAGACGGAAGCGAGGGCTTCTTGCCCTTGCTGTCCTCGGTCAGTCTGCGCGAGAAGATCGCCTTGAGTCGCGAATAGCAGGGCGACCGATCGCGATCGTTCAAATTGCGCCCCGGGAGCCAGGCGAGATAGTCACCATCCGCCGACACCGACATAAGACAGCGCTTGAATTCCGGCATCGAAAGAATGACGTATCGCTTGTTCCCAGAGCGATCGCGATCAATGACGAGCCGATTGAACATCCACATGCAGAGTGTGAGATTGAGATTGCCCCACAAGCGCAGATATTCGGGATCGCGGCCCCATGCCGAATGCGCCGTCGCAAGGAAGCCGATGAGATTCTGTTGCGAACCTTGGTCAAGGGATTGAGCGAGCGAAGCGGCCGATCCGCCGCCACTCGTCGCAGGCGTCTCGCCAGATGCCGCGCTCCAACAACGGAGAAGCGCTGACATGCTTACAATGGGGCTCGACTTGCCCCGCCGGATTTGGTCGTAGCCGACAAACTCGCAACTCCGGCGAATCGCCTTGAGTGCTGGCGTTGAACCTTCAAGGCCGCGCAGAATGTCATCAGGACGCATCCGAACAAGGCTGGAATTGAGCCGAACAAACTCATCGGCCATGTCCGACATGTTGTCGAAAGAGCATACCCGAACGTCGGCGATGACCTCGCCAAGGCCGGACAGCTTGAATGCTTCGACGCGATGCTGGCCGTCCACGATATAGAATGACTGGTCGGCATTGTGCTTGCCGAGCGTGATTACACCTTCGATGCTTTCGGTCGATTTCATCTGCTCCGCAACGATACGGACCTTCTCGTTGATGCGGAGCGGGCGCTGGAACGGCGGAATACGCCATTGGCTGACCATCGCCTGATCTAGGATCAGGGTGTCCATCCTGCTCTGAGACGCTTTCGGCGCTTCACGCGCTCCGGTAATAGAAATAACTTTTCCCATAGCCTGCCTCCTCATCGGATGACTGTTTCAAGAAATGCATCACGCGCGCTTTGGCACGCCGCTTCCCAGACGCCGAGAAGCATCATCAAGTCGCGGTCATGCTGACTTTCCTGTGGCGGCTCAAAGCGAGGCCCACGCTTGCGCTTGCTCTTGGCCTTCACTGCCCGCTTGACCTTGGCCCGCGTCGGCTCCTCGCCGGCTTCTATGGCGTCGTTCAAGGTGCGGTGGACGATGCCAGGGTCGGCGCTCTCGGCGTCCCGAATAAGACGTGCCTCGTGGATGTCTTTGCGAGACAGGCCAATGTCGGCCGCGGCAACTTCAACGTTCCCGTCTGGAACGTTGATCTTTCTGTTGCCGCCGTGTCCCGCCACCTCTCCCCGCTCCTGCGCCGCGTCGTACTCATCAGCGAGGCGTCGCTTGGCTTTCGCCTCGATTTCCAGCGCATCGGCTTGCGCACGGTGAGCGGCGGCGATCAGGGCGTCATGCGCTCCTTTCGCCTTGGACAACCGCGCCGCCCGCTTTGCCGCGTCATAGGCGAGACTAGCCATGTCGCGCGCTTCCAGCACTTCGGCTGATGATCGCGCATTGACCAGAGCGGCCGCGGCCCGGTCGATTAAGCCCGGCAAGGACTGCGTGTTTGTGAGCGCGACGACGACGTTCATAACAGCCCCCCTACGATCTCAGGCGCTATCTCGACCGCTAATGATGCGCGCCGCCTCGACGAGCGCATCAATCTCTGGCCGATGGAAATCCGGATCGCTAAAGGCAAGCGCCTCAGCATGTCGACGATAAATTTCCGCAACTGTGAGCGCATCGCGCCTTGCCTCATTGATTCTTGCTTGTTGGGACGCACTCAACACGCGGCAGGCGAGATCGTGGCGCGGGTTGCTGGTCTCCCCGTAGTAGAGAGACTTGAACTGCCGGTATGACGCGCCTGCCTTTCGGGCAGCGCGGGCAAGCCAACCCTTGCGATTGCCGGCGAACGGGCCAGCAATCACTTCGATCTCATTCCTCCAATCGACCGCAGTACCCATTCCGGCCTTCTTTTCCGACATTCCGGACTCTCCATGGTGTTTGATGACGGTCATGGAGAGTGACAACGACGACGAACTCACATTCGAACCACTCGCGAGCGCGAACTCGCGAGTGATTGAACGATTAGCCGCAACGCTGCGCGAACAGCGACGCGACGACGATGCTTGGAAACGGTTTCAGGAGATGAAGGGATCAAATAGCAATTCAGCCCACGCGAATGCCGCGATGCGCGAACGCCGCGGATCGTGAGAACCGGGAAGCCGTCACTCCACCCGCGCCCTGCCCCGAGGCGCGAGGCGCCGCGCTCGATCGACAGATGCCCCCGCTGTTGGTCGAGCGCGGTCATTTCCGACTCCACATGTCAGAAATGAGCGAATAGGCTCGGCCAGCAGAGGAAACAAAAAGGGGGCTGATATGGAGGATAAAGTCGCGCCAAATTTTGGATCGATTAAGCTCGGAAGCAGCAGGGTTAGCCTGTCCCCGATACCCTTGCAGATAATTTACTTCGACGGGGCTCCGAGCCTTTCCCACCTGAATGGGATAATTGGAGTGACATTGACGGTGACCGGTAATGTCCCGACTGCCGATGAAGGCGTTGAAAGCGTCGCGGCCGTGGTTGCCCACTTGAAATGCAACATTCCTGCGGCTCACGCCCTGATCCAGGCTCTTCAAAGCGCGCTTCTTCTGGCCCAGCCTACCGAAAACGAAACGGGTAAAGCGAATTAGCCCCGCCCCCGTCATGACGCAGCCCCAGCTATCATGATGCACTCCGAATCAATGGGAGCGATCGCCATGGACGTTAAAGAAGGCGTTGCCCGTCTCGTCGCCGCTGCCGAGAAGCTGATGTCAGAGGTTGCGCGCTTGCGACATGACGTTTCAGTTCTCAACGGGCGCATTGAGAAATTCGAAGATGAAACAATCTCACCCTGGCGTGAGCCGCCAAAGCTGCGGAAGTCTTGGCATGTCGTGGATGCCCTCAACATGATTGAGGAAGCTCGCGTCGGCATCCGCAATTGTGAATACGATCTGAATGCAATTCGCGGCCGGATAGATGCCATCGAAAGCGATGCGATCTCTCGTGAAGAAATGAAGCCTTGGCTCAAATGACCCTCCCGTTCGGGCTGGTCTCATCGAACACAAGATCTTTCAGATCGTCGGGAACCCGACTTCCCGTTAAGCGTAGATCGATGCGGCGAAGAAGCTTGATCATCTCGTCGAGGCGACGCGATACTCCCTCAAGAAGGAGCGTGTTCGCTTTGATGTTCTCCCCCGCCCCCGTCATGACGAGGCCTCGGGGGG